CATGCTTATGGCAGGCGCGTCAAACAGATGTCTAATACAGCTGAGGAGGGAGAGCTTTGCCTTTACTCAGGACATTCCCTTGGGAGATTCTCTTCCCACAGCATGCGCTATGACAGCCACCAGGCTTGTGTTCGCTGCGTAGCTGGTGCCCGTGAAGGGCGAATGTCCTTTGATATTTCCAAGTTACTAAAAAAGAATCGAGTAAAAGCTCTTAGGTTCTGGTCATTAGTAGACATGGCTGATCCAGATGAATGCTGGGAATGGAACGGATGCATAAACAAACGAACAAAGCAACCTCAATTTGCATGGAGAAGGCATGGCATCTCATCATCGACACAGCACCATCCTCAACGTGTTGCGATGTGGTTTACATGGGGTGATCTCGGATTCACTGGTGTTAAAACTACTTGTGGGAACAAGTATTGTTGTAATCCCTTCCATCTTATTCCTCAAAATATTGGGGTATTTGTAGACCACGATAGCTATCTAGAAAGTTTCGAGCTCGCATGTGAGTTGCATACACTAAGGCAACAAATTGCTGAGTATATGATCCAGCAAGCAGTGAAAGAGCAGGAGAAGATTGCTATGTCTGAAGGACTGGATCAACGAGAAGATCTTATCCTTAATCCAAACTCAATGTTTGATGAACGTTTTGAAGCTGTCATGGTAGATATGCTTAACGGACGTCACATCAGTCAGACGAAACCTGATTCTCCAGGCTTGTTTGAACAACCAGAAGATCACGAAACTAATGATGAAGATCCCACATCAGAGTTTTAATTAACTTATCCTATTGAAAGAGTCATTACATTATGTCTAGACGTACAGATCTACTTCAACAATTAATTCATTCAGACAAATTCGGAGAGGAGAAGGAGCAAGAGCAAAAGTTTCTTGCTGCTACTGCTGAACTGATTCTTACTGATTTAATTAATATCGCTTCAAATGGAGTGCTTGCAGAAGGTGCAGGGTCACTGGTAATTAATCTGTGCAACGACTCTACTACTTTTATGTCAGGCACTTCACTAGAAGCAGATATTAATGCTGCAGAAGCGAATGAAGACACCGATGTAGTTGAGTTCCTGCGTAAACTGCTGGAAGAAATTGATGAGAATGACTGGTCAAAAAATGTACTAATTACCTTGATCAGTGATGCTGGAACAAGAACATTTGCAGTCGAAGCAGGTGGGAGCCAAGAAGGCTTCCGAGCGCTCGCAGCAGAATTTACAAGCTAAGCTTAAAGAGAGTGGTTTAAAACTACCTCTTTATCCAACACCTCAATTAATCGAAAGAGCTCGTCAAGTCATGGGCTCTATTGACTATGACCCAACATCTGATCCTGTTCAGCAGGTATTGGTAGATGCAACGTCTGTTCCATCGTTGGAGACCAACCCACTTCAGGAACATTGGCATGGGAATGTATGGGTAGCACCTAAGGGTGCAGTGCGTAATACACGAGTGTGGTTAAACAAAACCATTAACGAGTATCGCAATAACCATATAAACAGTTTTGTATTTTTTACTAGTGCATCAGAAATCGTCAGAGCGACTCCGGTTATATGGGATTATCCTGTTTGTATTCCTTTTCGTCGCATTAAACAACTTCGAGCTACTTCTAAGGGCTTTGAATCAGTTTGCCCTTCAACCTGGAATGTATTAATCTATGGACCACCTTTGGATGCAACCATTAGTGATATTGATAAGGTCACTTTATTCCATAACACCTTCCGTGACATCGGTAGGATTATATACAATGAGTATGCTGGTGATAACTGGTTCAAAGACCTAGAACATTACGAAGAACATAGGGGAGACGTGTAATGAGTAGGCATATATCTCCTGATGCTTTCTATATGATGCCATCTGGTAGTCGTGTTCATCCATGTCGTTTGATCCACAAGGATGGTTCATTGATGTGGAAGCATGCACTGCTAAGCAATAACGAATTCAAGTCTGTGCCTATTGAAATTGCCCACGAAGCTCATATCATTAAAACTGCACAACGATTAGAAGAGTTGAATGCATGGGTTTCTCAGGGCTTAGACCCATGGGAATATTTACGTCCTGTTAAATGGTATGACCCAGAGTTGCCAGGATTTGATCAAGGCATTACAGTTGAGTTCAAGCACACTTCTATTGCTTCTGCTCATATCATCAACAAACTACTAGAGCACAAGCAAGAACATGAGACTCTTACTTGTGAGAACGGAATATTTAAATTTGTAAGGTGTTAACTCATCTTGCTAATCAGGCGATCAAGATACCAACGTGCTTTCTTAGCATCTTCAAGCGGATTGTCCTTAAGCCATAGGCGCATAAGGTACTTCATTACTTGTCCTTGAAGCATCCCTCGCGTTACATCAGGTGCATTCTTGATGGTGTCTTCGATGACATCAATCACTTCCTGCTTACCTGCTGTGTAATGACTTGGACTATGCACACGATCGGTAGTTCCAAAATCTAACCACGCATCATTGATCGAGTGCTTACCATCGAGACGATTCCAATCATTATATTCTTCCATGTCCTTAGTAAATTTGATGTAATCCATGTATCCGCAATCATATGTTTCACTACCTAATATAAGAGTATCGACTCTTAAATGTGATATGACAGCACCCAAAGGTGATCCCACTTATATAAAAAACAAGGAGCAACATTTCATTGATATTGCTAAAGCTGTTGGCGCTGCCTCAACACATCCATCATGTCCTGGTGGGTGTGTCATCGTTCGTGATCGAGAGATCATGGGTGATGGACGCTCACTCCTAACGGACTCTCACGTAGAAATAGATCCTGTTTGTTATGCCATTGCTGGTGCATGCAAGCGCGGAACTCCTATGACTGGTGCAACTATTTACTCAACGCGATACCCCTTCTCTGCATCTGTTTTTCAGGCGCACATCATGGGCATTAGAAAGATTGTTGTACTTGCGTCTGACTGGGAGCCATACTACAAGGATGAATTCCGTAGAGCAGCACGGCTGGCACGTGAACTAGACATTGCTATTGAACCTCATTTTGAAGATGAGGATCCTAGGCTTTCGGTTAACAAACATGCCAACAGAAAAATTGATAAAAAATTATATCCAGATCCATCCACAGATAAACCAGCGGTAGAAACAATCCATGACAACTGAACTATTATTTGATATTGAAAGTACTGGCTTACTACGTGTCGGTTCTACGATTCACTGTATTGTGATTCGCGATATCGCTAATGTAGAAGAAGCAGAAGTCTTTGACTACAAACCAGAACGTGCAGTTATTCAAGGGGTTAAAGCCCTTGAGCGAGCTGATGTTCTTATTGGCCACAATATTCTGGGATACGATGTACCACTTCTTAAAGAACAGTTTCCAGAGTTTGCACCAAGAGGTTCTTACCTTGACACACTTACTCTGTCTCGCTTGTATTATCCTCACATTAGTGAGCGAGATTATGAAAGAAGACCTATTGGAATGCCACAAAGGCTCTACGGCTCACATAGCCTAGAAGCATGGGGCTATAGATTAAAGTGCTTCAAAGGAGACTTTGCTAAGAACACCAGTAATGACTGGTCTACTTACACTCCTGAGATGCTTGACTATTGCATCCAAGATACAAAAGTAACAGTAAAGCTATACGAACTATTGCAAAGGAGAATGAATGACTATTCCTAAGAAATCAGATCCACTCAACTCTGAAGAAATGACAGAGGCAGCGGAGATCTTCTTTCCGCTCTTTAACATTGTTCACACACGTATGCCTGATGGCTCTACTACAGAAGACTGTCTCAAGGTTATGGAGTCTGTAGCAAAGCTTGGACACAAGAACCGAGCAGACAGGGCGGCTAAAGAGAAAGAACTTACGTTTGGATTCAACAAGGATGATGAAAAAGATGCCTGATTACGTTGCACTTGAAATGCGGATGGCCGAGCTTATGGCTCAGCAGGAAGCAAGTGGATTTAGATTTGATACTGAGGCTGCTGTACGTGTACGCACAAAACTGCAGCAAGAGTTTGATGATCTAACAATTAAAATCAAATCAATCTATCTGTACGTACCTGGTAAGGTATTTACTCCAAAGCGTGCTGATAAAAAGAAAGGCTATGTAGCAGGTGCTTCTATGACGCGCTTGACTGACTTCAACCCTACGTCACGCCTAAATATTGTCTGGGCTTTGCAAACATTCCGTGG